GGGCAGCTTGGCTTCCTCTTCCGCTTCGGCCGGCGGCAGAACTTGCTTCACGATCTTGACACCATCCGGTCCGTCCATAACAAAGAAACGCGAAGCCACGAGCTCCTCCCAGACGGCAGACTTCTCAGCCTTCTCCCGCGTCACAAGGCCGGGCGACGGGCGCCTGGCGTATAGAAGCCGTCTTCAAACTTGTAAAAAACTCCCGGAAAAGCACGCGTGGCTCCCACCGGGATCTCTTTGACCTCCCATTTCTCCTTTCCGTCCAGGATCGCCCGGGCCCGTTCCGGATCCCAGCCCGCCTTCCGGAGTTCGGCCCTAACGTAGGAAGGCCATTTATCCCACCACTCCAAGACTATCTTTGGCCAGTCGGGAGGGAAGGGAGTCCGCCCCTCGACGTCCATCCACTCCTTTGGGATCACAGCTGCCTTGGGGGTTGCGAATAAATTACCTGGACGCACCACAATTCTGGTCTTGCCTTGGATAGTAGTTCTTACTTTTCGTGGCAGGATCTTGCCAGTTTTGAGATCTATCTTCCACGCTTTCTGATCTTTATGGAGAGCCTTGAGCTGTGTCAAAGTCACGACAGGGATCTTGATCGCCCCTTCCATGTTCGCGTTCACGGTCCAGCCTTCCGCGACGTCGTTAGGTTTAGGTGGATACTCGATTGACGGTCCCTTTTGCTTTTCGATCATAGCTTCCACTTCCTCCACGCCAAAGGCTGAAAGTCTTTCGGATCAAGCTTATAGGCACGCAAGGCAGCTTCCACACTCCCGACCGGCGAACCGGGTTCCTTGGGGTTCGGCGACAGGGGATGCTGCCAAGAGATATGCCACTTCCCGTCCTCGCCCCTGAACGGCCTTAGTTCCGCTGGCCGCACCGTGATCACCAAGCCCTTCTTAAGCCAAGACGGATCCTCTACCTTGCAAGCGTACGTGTTGCCGTACGCCAGCTCTCCGGCCTTGCGCTCCGGCCAGCCCGGAAGCATGGTCCAGTATTTGGGATCATCCGTCCCCTTCCATGTCTGCTTCTCCTCATCCCAATCCAGCTTGAGGTCAGACTCGGAAAGCTCATGGTCCCCTTCCAGCGGAAGCCATAGGCTTGGATCTTCCTCACTTCGGAGCGCACAGCGGAAGATGTAAGTGTTCGACTTCTCCAACAGTTTGGGAAGCTCTTTGAAAGCCTGCTCTCTGGTCCAGTGGACATGCGGAGGCTTGCCCGCCGGGATCTTGCGCCAACCGATGGCCAATGTGTCGAGCTCCGGAACCGTCTTGTACTTTACGACTCCGCCCAAAACTCCGGTGTCATACTTGAAAGACAAGAACTTGAGCATCGCCCCTTCGGAGTTGCATTGCCGCTGCGAATCGGCCCACTTGAGCGCCGCCAGGAGACTTTGCTTCCCGGTTGCCACCTTAGTTGGCATGACAGCCAGCTTGAGCTTGCCCGCCGTTATGCCGTCGCCGATCAACTTTCGGAGGAGCTTTAGTCGCTCGAGATAAGGAAGGCCGCAGACGTTCTTCCCGTCGAGCCATAAGATGTCATGCGCCCAGAACGTGACCGGCTCGTCATGCGGTTCCTTCGCAGACCCGATCCAGGCCATCTCCCACCGGTTCTGGGGGCGTCTCCACTCCGAATCCTTGTAAGCCATCGCCTCCACATCCAAGATGCACTCTTGGCATCGGAGTTTTCTCATTAGCGCAGGCAGATCAGGAAAGACAGCAGAGCGCTCCAGGCCCTTCTCTGTGACTTCTCTGTGAACACCGCGAACTCAGATCCCTTCTTGTGAATGTGAAGCCTGAATCCATCCGCCTTTGGTTCGACCGCAATCTTCTCGCCCCGTTCCACTGCGCGCCTGGCCCACTTCTCCCAAAGCTCCTCTTCTTCACCCCCATAGAACTCTCCAGCGGTCTTGTAATGAGCCACCGGCTCCAGCGGCTTGACCTTGGAGATATTCTCCTGCACGGCCGCCTTGTAAAACCGCTCGGCAAATCCGGGCTCCGGCAGCGACCGAACCTCAAACTCCGGATTCTTCACCGCAACTAGAGTGTAAAGAGGCAAGTAGGCCCAGGTCGGCCCTTGGAGCTCGAGGGAAAACTGCACGGGCAAGCCTTCGCCTATCGCCTCTTTCAGGGCCCGTTCCAGCTTAAGGAGCGAACCGGACGGAGCGTCTAGCCGAAGGACAATGTCAATGTCATGCGGCTTGCGGTTCTTTCCGTATATCGCGGACCCGGTCAGAGAAGCCCAGTCAGGTACAACCACAAAAGCATCAGGCAGCTTTTCAAACATCTCTCTTAGCTTGGCTTCACCCAGTCCGTCTTTGGCGATCGCTTGGCCCGAGCGAAGGATGTCTGGGGAAGGTGAGATCGGCTCCGGAAGTTCGTCGAGCTCGAACCAGCCGACTTCCTCAGCCTCCGCCAAAGGCTCACCCTCGCCCTTGATCCAGCGCATCGGAACCAAGTATAAGCGCACTCCTTCGACGGTGAGTTCTTGCCAAGGCTCCTCCATCACGGGATCGGCCAGCACTCCGGTCTCCTCTTGGACTTCTTCCAAAGCTGCGGTCACGGGATCGCGGCCTGAGAGGAAGCCCCCGGGCGGGCTCCACACTCGAGGCTCGTTCTTGCGCTTGATCAAAAGGATCTCGCCGTCGCGGTAGACGAGGCCTAAAGCGGCTTGTTTTGTTTTCTTTTGAGGTCTAGTCTTGAGGTAGCCCTTCTCCCTGGCCTCCCTGTAGCACCTCCACCAATTCGTCTTCCACTTGGGATCGCCAGCCGGAGGCTCCGGGAAGTACGCCGGGTTGACCTTCTCCCTCAAGGTGTCCACGATCGTGCCGAAGTACCGGAGGACGTCCTCCAAGGTCCAGGCACCCCATTTGAGGCCCCTCTTGAGGCGGTCGTAGCCCACAGCTAGGTAGCGTAAATCAGCCTGTAACTCCGCACGTCTCGCTTTGGGATGCTCCAGGTCATAGTCCACGCCTTCGGCCCTGAACCGCCTCAGCTCGAGCTTCTCAATCGGCTCGACTTTCACAAGTTTGTCGCGACTGGGAAGGACAACCTCCTTGAGGAAAGTCTGGGTTCCCGGCGGCACGTCGTACTCGATCGGACTAGGATAAGCGTAAATCTCGTCAACCGGATAAAGCCAAAGCTTCCTCTTACCAGGCCACCAGGCCTTCCGTTCCTCTAGGGAGACCCTATGCAGACCATAAGTCTTTCGGAACTCCTCAAGCGTGAGAGCCTTGGGAGCCTTGAACTTGGCCACCCCAAGCAGCCTCTGATCTTCCAAAATGGCGAGCCACTCGCCCGCCATCTTGAACTTGCGCGCCTTGACCACGGCCCGCTTTTCGCCTGTAGCCAGCAGCGCGCCGTGCGGCGCTACCAGGTACAGTCCGCGAACCCGCTCCGGTATCCTAGCCATCGGAGAAAGGCTAAGTCATGAAGGTGATGAAGGCAAGTTTTTTTAGAACCCAGCTCCGAAAGCCTTCGCGTCCCGAGACCGATCTCGTCTCTCCAGGAAAGGACTTACATTGGAGAAGCAACGCAAGGCAACACGCAGGCCGGGCGTTTCTTTGCTGTCCTTTAGCCTTTCCATCTTCTTCAAAGGCAACAACACCACGTCGATGGGGCGGTCCTCAATGAAAAGCGGTTCTCCCTGTGCTGCTTCAGTCAGTGCATCAGCTAGCTTTCTCAAGCAAACAGGCGCGAAGTCGGACCAGGTCCGTCCGTCTCGGAACGGATCCGGGTACTCATCCCAAATCACGATATGTTCATCAAGCTCGATCCTCCCTCCGTCAGACTGTCGTGCCAGAACGAGGGTCGCGCCGGTCAAGTAAGCGAGGATCCTCGCACCGTCAATTATCCTTCTTTCCTCGGGCCCGTCTTCCACAACCTTTGTCCACATAACTCCTCCTTAAGGTAATCCAGTCTCCTTTTCCAGCTATCGTGCCGTTAGAAACGCTGTCATCCCGGGTGAAGTTCTCTCCGCGCCACTCAGTGGCCAATATAAAGGCGGCCAGGACTTGATCCACTCAAGATCGGCCTCGAGCTTCCATTCCCGAAAAAAGTTTCAAGTTTAGTTGAGTCAGCTCCTCATCCATAAGGCGATCCTCCCAGAAAACGCGTCCTTGGCCCCGGGGCCGGATTCGAACCGGCTTTGGGCCTGTTTAATCGGGCTAACCGGAATTGACAGTGGGCTTCACTCCCCAGCCGAGCTTATTCCACCCTTACCGGTAAACCCGTGCCCTGTAGCTGGATCAGCGTGTTCCCACCACGCCGCCCGGGGCCAGAACGCTCGCTTATTATACATCAAGGATCTCGTTTAGTCCAAAGGCTTTCACTTAAGCTCCTCCGTCAGTTCTAGCACCAGCCTTGTCAACCTTCACAAGTTTGCGGTTTGCGTCCTCCTTGCCTTTCTCGTAGGCTCCAAGAATCAAGTCTGCAAGATCGCAAACTCGCAGTTCGTGAAGCTCGCCCTCATCGCCGGTGATAGTCAGCACCAAGCACTTGTCAGACGGAACAGGCCCCAAAGGACACTCTTCGCAAGGCGGCTCCTCCAGATCCCAGTAAGCACTGACAGAATTCCACAGAGCCCACTGAGCAGCACGAATTCACTGTCATCCAGAACGCGCACCACAGGAATCTTTCTCACCTACGCCTCCTTTCTCTTGCATTTAATCAAGCTTCCGTTAGGCGAGGACTCTGTTATCCAACAGCCCAGTTCCGATCCGCCATAGCCAGGGAGCCAGCGCTGCTGTTTCCCACAGACTTTGCACCGGCGAATCGGTGCTTCGTACTGGATAAAGAACGGCGGGAACAAATCCAAAGCGGATAGCTTCCTGGACACCTCCCAGCGATGGATTCCCAGCCGGCAAAGCAATCTCATTGCTCGCTCTCCTTTCCCTTGCATTTTATCAGAAAGTAATTGGGTGGCGGGCAAGGGCCCCTTATGACCCATCGATTGCCACAGTTGCAAATGACCATGAACAGCTGGCCCGGGTCACGCTTTCGTTCGCCTAACCATATGATGTCCTTCTTGTGACCAGGCTCTTCTCTTTTGGCCAATTCAGGCGGCCAAGGAGACCACCCAGGCCAGTGCTCGCTTTGAAGATCGAAATACTCCCATGAAGGCCATTCTTCATTCATGACTTCCGCCTCCTTCCGTTTCTAATATATGACGAACGTTCTCAGTTGTCAAGCCCCTCACCGCACAGGAGCAGGGATGAAACTAGCTCTGCACCTGCAATTTGGGTGCAATGGGGGCATCATGACTCCAACTGGAAAAGGCTCATCATATCTGACTCGAACACCATCCATTTGACTGCATGCAGGACATGTCCTCTCATCGAACGCTGTAACCCATTCTTTTTCCGATTCCTTCCCGGCCAGTCCAGCCTTCACCGCCCGGTTCCAAGCCTCTAGCGCACCATAATTCTCAGCAGCGATCATCTCAGTCCTTGCAATCGTCTCAGCCCGCTGCTTGATGTACCTCTGGGTCAGCTTTTCAGTCAGTTCCCGGGCTCGCTTAGGCGACACCCCCTGCTCAAGGAGCCTCGAGTGGTAACGCTCGATGGCTTGCATCTGACGCGCATTGGGCCCGATCATCGACCTGATCCGCCGAGCAGCCGCAAGCGGATTTTCGCCTCGCTCCAACGCCTGGTCTAGGGCGACTTTGATGCCCTCTATCGTCTCGGAAGATAAGTCCTTCACTCGACTAAGTCCGTATTTCTTTAGCCAAGCGCGGACCCAGGAGTCTCCAGGAACCAAGCGCCGATCCCAGCCCCAGTAGACGACCTCCCGGTTGGCGTGGTAGATAAAGTGCGGATTAAACACCTTCCAGGCTCCGAGTAGCGCTGCGCTAACGATGCCTGCCTTCTTAAGGTCGCGAATGAACGCGCTGCCCTTCGCTTTAGACAGGCCCTCCGCTCTTAGGTGGGGTGTCTTACAGGGGGAAAGGAGGCTGGAGCGGAGGGCCATCTCACGCCTCCGTCTTCTTTGCCGGGAGCCCTACCTGCGCCCTCAAGGCGTTCTCAAGATCCTCATCCGGGAAGAGCTCCGCACCCGCCCTACTCAAGGCGTCGATTAGCTTGGTCACCTCATCGAGGTCAGGCACGCGCGGAAGCCGAGCCACCAGCTTAGGCGGATTGTCAATTCCGAATTCGTTAAATTCAAACAACTGACGGACCGCCTTGGCGTTGATCGTGTCCGCGATGGAGTCCAACCAGGCGATGAGTGCTGTCTCGAACACTGTGCGCTTCTCTCTAGCCAAAGCATAGGAACCTTTGCTCTCCAAGCCTAGCAAAACGAAATCTGCCAAGACGGTCTGCGCTATAGCGTGGTCATATCTTTGGATGATCTCCGAAGTTTCGAACTGTTTGCTCCCCGCCGAGGAGATTAGCTCCAGGCGGCAAGCCAGCTTCCTCGTCTTGGCGGATATTCTCCACTAAGCTCTGCAGCCACGCCCTGTCCTTTTCTTTGTCGGGGTCTGTCAGGTAATCGTAAGGCACATACAGGACCGGCAGTCCGGCGAGATCTCTTTCTGCTCCGATTCCTTCTAAAATCTGTAAATTCTTTTTAAAATACCAGCTGAGATATGCGTTGCGAAGGACCGAGCGGCCCTCGGGTGACCCTTTATGTGCTTCGGTTCTAAACAAAAGGAACTTGTCTGCCGGGATATATCGCTCCTTGTAATCAGGCGGAGCTACCTGCCATAACCCCTTAAGGTGCCCAGAAGAATCCATGTCCCACCTGTCGATCGTTTCCTGCGCCCGAATCGAAAAGTCCCGCCATCCTATTCGTTTGTCACTGTACTTAGAACGACCCGACGGAGGAGCATCCGGACCTTCCCGAACCTTCCACAAGATCTCGAATACCGCGAACCCATAGACGAGGAAACTCTGGACCTCAGAAATGAACTCAGTCCATGGAGTCTCCATGTCGTACATGCACTGCTCAAGGAAATCAGCAGCCTCCCTATCCGCTCTAGAGTCTCCGCCTGGCTCAACAGACCACTGAGCGCCCCTTAGGATATGAGAGATGGCAAAGAGAATGGAGCCGACAGTCGAGTCATTGTCCCGCATCTCGCGCCAGACCTTCCGGCCCTTCTTTCCTTGGAGCTCGGAAAGCCACTCCTCGCGCAAGATTCCGGACCAGATCGAGAGACCTGGCACCCCCAGACTCTTGAAATCCGGCTCCTTCTTCTCTGCCATCACACACCCTTCGCCGCGGCCAGCGAACTCCTCAGGAAGTCTTTGATCAGTTCGAATGCCTGGGACTCGGTAAAGCCTGCGTCTTTCAAGGCGTCAAAGAGACAGCGAAGCAAACGGGCGAACTTGCCCAAGTTCTCCTCAAACTCAGACCCTTCGCCGAACGGCCATATCGTTTCGTCCGTCATAATCCCTCCTCCCTATCCTAACACTCCTGTCAAGACAAGCAAGTGAATTGGCCCGCATTCGCGCTAGCCTTCGGCAGTACCAGCTGGTCACGATACGGCTTATGAACTCCAAAGGATAGAACACCAAGTAATTAATCATCCTTTTCTCCTAAACCCAAGCTTCGCGAGAAGCTCCTCTAGCTTCTCCTTCTCTTCATCGGTGAGCCGCGCTTCGCCGCCTTCCACGATGTACGTCCCAAATATCGCGTTAACGAT